ATCATCAAGGTAAAACTTCATAGTTTTTTCATTTCTAACCCATTTACCTTTACTATCTTTAATATAATTTGCTCCTTGAAGGTCAGGAAAATCCTTTCTAGCTTCAGCATCCATAGGTCTCATTCTTGCTACTAATGAGTTAGGTATTTCTGGTGTAATAACAGCATCAGATATCCAGTTCTTTAATGCTTGTTGTAAATAATCTTTAGGCCCTTTCATTAAAAACACATCAAAGTAATCAGCATTTTTGTTTTCTTGAGACCATTTAATAGCTTCTTCTATCTTTCTTGTATTAGCACTACTAAAGGTACTAAGCTCTTGCAAGTAATCATTTCTTGCTTCTAATGTTATCTCACCTTCTTGATACCTTCTTTCAGTCAATGCTTCATTTATATTAACTACCTTAGAGAAGAATCCTTGTGCAAGTTTTTCTTGACCAGGCTTGCTAATAGCAGATAGCATGTTTTGTATACCTATCTGATTAAGATTGCTCATTAAATCCTGCAACCCTTCTTCAGTAGGATTCTTTAAATAAGTATCTAATCTATTATTCCAAGCTTCATTACCTTTAAACCTTGCTTCACTTTTAGAAAAGATTTCATTAACTACATAATCAGGAGCTGGTACTTTAGTTAAAGATGTAGCTGCAGTAGCAAACTGCTTAACCATCTTCATATTACCAATCATCTCTGGACCTTGGAATGTAGAATACGTATAGTTTATCTTAGAAGGGTCAAGTTCGTATATACCTCCAACCTTTCTAAACCCTAATTGTTTTGCTGCTGATTCTGGAAGTTCAAAGTGTATACCTTCTTTTAATAGCCTAGCATCACCTGCTTTACTAGCATTGTGATTCATACCTTTAATCATTAAAGCACCTAAAGGATTCCCATTAGCATCTTTTTGAGTGTTATCAAATACAAAGTTTTTATTATGACCACTTTTAGGTACACCAGCGTCTTTATTTAATACATCAACAAGCTTAGTAAGACTAACAACACCACCATCTTCTGCTTCTGGTAACTCTGCATTTTTAGCAGTTAGAGGAGATTTATCTTTACCTAGCTTAGGTGGGTCAGCTATTACTTTAAACTTTAAATTCTCACCAGGCTTGAGTCCCATTTCCTTTCTAATAAATCTAGCATCAGCAGGGTATGATGTATTCATAACAATCTGCTGTCGTTTGTTCCATGCTACTAAATTCTTTATACCAGCAAAGTCTTTGCCATGAATAGCGTTAAAGTTTTTTACATTAATATCAAGCCCGTTAATAGTGCTTATATCATGTAGTATATTATTTAACATAATTTTATCATGAAGTTTAGCATCTATTCCATACTTTTTCTTCATGTCAGCTCTAGACTTGCTAAGACCTGTTTTAATAAAATCTGTTAACTTATGTTTTTTAATGCTTTTATGCTCAGGAACAAACTGAATCATATCTTTATCACCTTTACCACCTAAAGGCAATAACTTTTCTTTCTTTGCCATAGACTCAATAGTATTCTTATAAGTCTTTACAATTTCATTGTTTATCTTTCTATTTAGTATATCATTTATCTGTTGATACTCTAAGCCTTCATTTTCCATTTTCTTTTTAAGCTTAGTCATAGTATTGCTTTTTTGCAAATACATCTTATACTTAGACAGTTCTATATCTTCAAACTTCCCATTATCTCTTCTGCTAATATGGTCCCATATACCTACCTTTTCAAAAGGTGTTTCTGGTAGTATTAATCTTTTAGCTTTACCAGCAAGAGTCATTGGAGCTCTACCTTCAGCAGTCTTAAGAACTTGAGCTTTAACTCCGTCTGATGCTATTATAGTAGCTTGTTTGCCTTGATTAGCAATAGCCATTCTCTGACGTACCTGGCCAATAGCTTCTTCATTTAAAGTAACTTTATGCTTAGTTTGCATTTCTTTAATAACATCAGCAGTTCTATTTTCTGAGGTTCCAGTTAAATACTTTTGTATAGTAACATCAAGGTCTCTAGCAACTTCAAGTTTCTTTTGTTGTATGTTTTTAACATCAGGAAGTTTATAAGCAGTCTTCATATGTCTTTCAACAAAATTAACAGACCTACCTGCTACTTGACTCATTGTTCTCATACCTAAATCAACATCAGATGTTACGTCTATTTCATCAACCTGCTCTTCAAGTTTAATTCTAGGAGTCTTTATTTTTTCTTTAGGCTTAACTGGCTCTTGAGGAACACCTAAAACCTGCTCCATTGCTTTAGTATTTATAATATCTTTTGGAGGTTCTACATCCTGCCCTGTAGCTCTAGCAAGAATATAAGCTGCCATTTTATTTTCAGCACCTTCTTTATATATAAGCTTTAATTGCTGTTTTACGATAGGTTGTACTTCAGGTGGAAGGTCTTTCCATTTAGGATGTAATTCAGGGATTCCAGTAGCTTTAAGCTCGCCAAAACCTGGCTTATTCATATCCTTAGCCATTCTATTAACAAACTCACCAGCTTTAGCTTTGGTCCATGGAGCCTCTTTACCTCCAAAGTAAGCACCCATTAAATATTCATACACCTGCTCTGGCGTAGTAGCACCTTGCATAGTAGAATGAAGGCCCATAAACAAAGAACCAGCCATAGCCTTAACAGCCTTTTGACCTTTTTCATTAGCAACAAAGTTCTGTAGAGGTAAATTACCAATACCTCTAAAAACACCCCCTGCCATTGCACCACCTAAAAAAGACTCCATCATAACATCTACTCCACCTTTCCATGATGAAACAGCAGAAGCAGCTCCCAAATGGAATGCTCCTTCCATAATATGCTTTGCTTTTGGAGTTAATAAAAAGTCCGCTGCAGTTTTAGCTGCGCCACTTCTACCATTAAGAGAAGATGTCATTGCATTACCTACAAGCTTTTTTGCTTGTTTAGTAACAGCATCAGCACCAAGCATAGGGACAGACGATTTGCCAAATCTAGTGGCAACATTAGCTAACCCCTTTGCTCCTATAGCTTTTAATGGACCACTTGCAATACCAGGTGCAAATCCTGCTAAATGACCTATATTACGTATTACAGCTTCATATTCATTATCAGGAGGGTCAACAAAATTAACAGTAGTAAAGCCTTCTACAAAGCCACCTGCTAACTGTTTAACAGCATCTACTAAATCAAACTCACCTTCATACAAAGGTACGTTATAATAACTAGCGTGGGCTCTTAAGCCTTCTTTTTGTTGTTCATTATAATATTGGGGAAACTTTTTAAGGTCTTCAGCATACTGACGAGTCTGCTGCTCACTTAAGCTTGGTTGAAACTCATTGGCCATCTATCCTCCTAATAGGTAGTGCCAGGGGTTACGTCAGGTGAACCACCTCCAATTAACATTTCTTTTAAACCTTCACCTTTTGCTGCTTCTTTAGTAACATCTTGAATAAGGCTAGCTATTTGTGCTATAGTTATTGCATCTAATGCAAGTCCTGCAACTGCACCAACACCTGAGCCTTTTAAAGCCATACCAAGAACACCCTTGCCTAGTATCTTAGCAGCTTGTTTAGGTCCTGCCTTTTTAACAACTTCTGTAATTAACTTACTAACTCCATTTTTTGCAATATACTTTTCTACTGCAGATTTAGCACCGCCTTTGGCACTAACTCCTAAACTTTTGGTAATAGCAGAATGAGAACCTTTTTTAATTACCTCTTGACCTACTTTTGCTGCTGAACTTTTTAACTGAGCAGAAGTCATTCCACCTAAAGGATTTATACCAGCCTTTAATCCACCACCAGTTCTAAAAGCACCTACACCTCTTGCAGCCGCAGTTACTCCTAAACCAGTCATATTTTCAGCTAAAGACGCAGCTGCACCTCCAATAGCACCTTTGGGGGTTTCAGGGACAAATGGAGCTAATTGTGGAGCCATATCAGTACCTAGAAAATGATTAAACGCTTTATTTAATTCTGGATTACCAGCTATAACGCTTGAAATATCTTTAGGCTTAATACCAGCACCTTGCATAGTTCTTAGTTTTTTAGAAAAAGCTTGACCATACTGAGCTTCAGCAGCTTTGTATGATTGCATAAATTCAGCATAATCAGGTTCTTGATTGTAAAGTTTAGCAACCTTTTTATACTTACTATATGCTTCTGACATAGTAGGAAACGCAGTAAAGGAGGTACCTGGTACACTACCAAACTCTAACCCCATAGGACCTGCTTTAAACTCACCTTTAAAAGCAAGGTCTTCTAGCATCATATTACTAAAAGCACCACCAAACTTAGCTCTGTCTGTTAGCTTTTTTTGCATCTCTTCTTGTTGAGCTTTCTGTCTAGCTGCTTCTTGTTCAGCCATTGCTAATTGTTTTGCTCCTAAATATCCTTTTAAAAAACTCATAAAACTCCTATTTATATTTATTATAACCAGCAAACATAGGCCCAGAACCTAAATTTCTTGCATACTGGTCTGCATCCATTCCTAAAGCACTTAAAGAAGAGCTATATTGTTCTTCTAATTCTCCGCTACGAGCCATTTGAGATAAAGCTTCTAATGGCGATTGACTTGATACATTCCATTCACCTGTTCCTGTATTTTGACGAAAAAATTTATCTCCACTAGCAGCAATCATTCCACTGTAATTAGGCAAATCGTCCATTGTTGCTTTAAAGTTAGGAACAGCAGAGCCTCCAAACTTTGTTAATGCTTGTCTATTATAACCAAATTCACCGCCTCCTGTTATACTAGAATCTCCCATACGTAATCTCTTTTCAACAAGAGCATCATAATTGCCACCTTGTGCTTCATAAGTATCTATATCTTCTTGAGTTGGCGTTTCTGCTGTAGGAACACCAGCTACTTGAAGTAAGCTGCGAATATCACTAGCAGTATCAATATCTGGCCTTACTTGTTGTGCTCTTATTGCCAAAGGCGTAATATCCATTTCTCCGCTTTCAAATAAAGCTTGACCTTTTTTAGCTAATGGATTAAGTGGAGCTTTTCCAAAATCTTCTCCTAAATTAACATCATCAAAAGATGGGTCATCAATAGTATCGTCAAATTCTAAAAATTCATCGTATGTATCTTCAGCCTCAAAAGTCAAGGGTACTCTTCCAGTAGCAGGGTCTACTATACTAGCGGCTCTATCTTGCTCTGCTTGATAGTTACTCCAAGCATCACTTAAAGCCATACCCATAGATCTAGCTTTAACAGCTGCTCTAGCTATATTCTCCCCACCATCTTTTGTAAAA